TGAATTAGCTCGTAAAGGTCGTAATATTCAAATGGGAGAAAATTTTGCTACAATTAAGGATGTATATGCTGGTAGCATGATTGGAAGAATTTTAGATGTAGTTGAAGAAGCAGGTGAAGAGGGTATAACACCTAAAAATATCATGGCTGCTGTAGGTATTAAATTTTCATCTGTACTTAACCCAATAATGGGAGAATTAATAGAATTAGGTGCTGTTACTGGTCCTGCTCCAAAAGAAGCAGAAGTAGAACCTGAAGAAACTACACCTGAAGATGACTTAGTAAGTTTAGGAATACCTAAAGTAACAGACAATCCTGAGGAAGAAGAGGATGTAAAAGATGATTATTATAAACCAGAAGATGAAGAAGATTCAACTGAAGAAGAACCAAAGGATATAGTAGTATCAGATAAAGAAGCTGAAAAAATAATAGGTGGAAAAGCATATGCTAAAAAATTAACACCTGAAGAAGAAGATGTAATCAATAAGTATAAAAATGCTATTACTAATAAATCAAAAGTATTAAAAGATAAAAAGGCATCCACTGATGATAAAGCTAAAGCAAAAGCAGCTTTGGATAGCTATAAAAAGAAAGAAGATCTTAAAAAATTATTTAATAAAAAAGGCGGTAAGAGTTTAATTGATTTCATAAATGATGAATTAAATAAATAATGAGTTGGTCTAAAGATAAAAATAAATTTTATTTTATCATTATTGTGGTATTAGTTATTATACTTTTACTACAAAAATGTAGTGGAGATATTGCTAAACCAACTCCACCATCAACTGATACTATAAGAACTACAGATACGTCATATATTACTATTACTAAGGAAGTACCAACATACATTCCTAAATGGAAAATAAAGACAGAATATGTCCATGATACAACTATAGTAATTGATACAGCATATGTTATAGGAGACTATTACTCAACTTACTACTACCAGGATTCTTTAGTAGCAGATTCAGTACGTGTTTATATAAATGACTCTATTACACAAAATAAAATAAAATTAAGAGACATAAAATATAAAATTACTATTCCTGTAATAAGTAATACACTTACTGTAGTTCAAAGAAAAAATGAATTTTATGCAGGTGTGGGGTTAGTTGGGAGTCAAAACGGAATTAACTATTTTGGACCTGAATTAATATTAAGAACAAAAAAGAAAAGTGTTTATGGTGTTGGAATAGGGATAGATGGAAATCTAAGACCTAATTTAAGTTTAAGAACACTTTGGAAAATAGGTAAAAAATAATGTCACAAGATTTAAAACAAATAATACGAGACGAATACATTAAGTGTGCCCAAGACCCGGCACATTTTATGCGTAAGTATTGTCATATACAACATCCACAACGTGGACGAGTTATATTCAATTTATATCCATTTCAAGGTAAAGTATTAAATTTATGGAAAGAAAATCCATATTCTATTGTACTTAAATCTCGTCAATTAGGTATTTCAACATTAGCAGCAGGATATTCTTTATGGATGATGACGTTCCATAAGGATAGAAACATATTATGTTTATCTAAAACTCAAGAAACAGCTAGAAACATGGTTACTAAGGTTAAGTTTATGTATGATAACTTACCTTCATGGCTTAAAGTAACAGCTGAAGAAAATAATAAACTATCATTACGATTAAGTAATGGATCTCAAATTAAAGCAAAATCATCAAATGCCGACTCAGCTAGATCTGAAGCCGTATCTTTACTTATAATTGATGAGGCTGCATTTATTGATAACGTTGAAGAAACATGGGCATCTGCTCAACAAACTTTAGCTACGGGTGGTGGTGCAATTGTATTATCAACTCCTTATGGTACAGGTAATTGGTTTCACCAAACATGGGTAAGAGCAGAAGCTCAAGAAAATGATTTTCTACCTATTAAATTACCTTGGTATGTCCATCCTGAACGAAATGAAGAATGGAGAAAAAAGCAAGATGCAGATTTAGGAGATCCTAGATTAGCAGCACAGGAATGTGATTGTGACTTTACAACATCCGGAGATGTAGTATTTTACCCTGAACATTTAGAATATTACTTATCTACTTCAGTAATAGATCCTATGGAAAAAAGAGGAGTAGATGGAAATTTATGGGTTTGGGAATCTCCAGACTATACTAGAAACTATATGGTGGTTGCCGATGTTGCTAGAGGAGATGGAAAAGATTTCTCAGCGTTTCATGTGATTGATTTAGAAACTAATGCTCAAGTAGCAGAATATAAAAGTCAAATATCACCAAAAGAATTTGGATACTTATTAGTAGGTATAGCTACTGAATATAATGAAGCTATGCTTGTAGTAGAAAATGCAAATATTGGTTGGTCAACTTTAGATTCTATTATAGAAAGAAACTATAGAAATCTATATTATTCACCTAAAAGTGACAATACAACCTCTAATTCGTATTTTACTAGATATGAAGACACATCTAAAATGACTCCAGGTTTTACTATGTCATTAAAAACCCGTCCATTAGTAATTAATAAAGGAAGAGAATATTTAGGTGATCATAGTATTATTATTCGTTCAAAGCGATTAATAGAAGAAATGAAAGTGTTTGTTTGGAAAAATGGAAGAGGAGAAGCACAATCGGGATATAATGACGATTTAGTTATGTCTTTTTGTACAGCAATGTACGTAAGAGATACAGCTTTAAAGAATAAACAGCAAGGAATAGAAATGACAAAAGCAACATTAAACAATATATCAAAACCATCTTCACATCAAGGAGCATATTTTTCATCTGGAACTGACAATCCATACACAATGAATATAGGTAATAATCAAAGCGAGGATATTAGTTGGTTAATTTAAAATAAACAAAATGGCAGATACAAGTGTATTCACACGATTAAAAAGATTGTTCTCAACGGATGTAATTATTCGAAATGAAGGAGGAAATCAAATTAAAGTAATTGATGTAAATTCAATTCAAAATAGTGGTAAATATGAAACTAATTCATTAGTTGATAGATATAGTAGAATATATTCTCAAAACGCTACCTCACTTTATGGTCAACAATTAAATGTTAACTTTCAATATTTAAGAGCCCAACTATATTCAGATTATGATGTAATGGATACAGACGCTATTGTAGCATCTGTTTTAGACATTGTGGCTGATGAATGTTCATTAAAAAATGAAATGGGCGAAGTATTACAAATTCGTAGTTCAGATGAAGATATACAAAAAATATTATATAACTTATTTTATGACGTATTAAATATTGAATTTAATTTATGGTCGTGGGTTAGACAAATGTGTAAGTATGGTGATTTTTTCTTAAAATTAGAAATTGCTGAAAAATTAGGAGTATATAATGTTATACCTTATACAGCATATCATATTCAACGTCAAGAAAATTACAGCAGAGAAAACCCAACTGCAATAAGATTTAGATTCAGTCCTGATGGATATATTGGTGGAGGTACATATAATGTTCCTAATCAACAAGATGAAACTAGTGGAATTTATTTTGATAACTATGAGGTAGCTCATTTTAGATTATTAACTGATGTTAACTATTTACCTTATGGTCGTTCTTATATCGAACCCGCTCGCAAATTGTTTAAACAGTATACATTAATGGAAGATGCTATGTTAATTCATAGAATATCTCGCGCTCCAGAAAAACGTGTATTTTATATCAATGTTGGATCTATTCCTCCTAATGAAGTAGAAAACTTCATGCAGAAGACTATCAAGACAATGAAGAAAACTCCATATATTGATCAACAAACTGGTGAATATAATTTAAAATACAACATGCAAAACATGTTAGAAGATTTTTATATTCCTGTTCGTGGTAATGATAGTGCTACTAAAATTGAAACTACTAAAGGTTTAGAATATGATGGTATTAAAGATGTTGAATATTTAAGAGATAAGTTATTTGCTGCTTTAAAAGTACCTAAAGCATTTATGGGTTATGAAAAAGACTTAACAGGTAAAGCTACATTAGCAGCTGAAGATATTCGTTTTGCTCGTACAATCGATAGATTACAGCGTATTGTACTATCTGAATTATATAGAATAGCATTAGTACATTTATATGTTCAAGGATATACAGGTGAAGCATTAACAAACTTTGAAATTACATTAACTACTCCATCAATCATTTATGATCAAGAAAGAATAGCATTGATGAAAGAAAAAGTTGATTTAGCTAAGAATATAATGGAAGCTCAATTGTTACCAACAGATTGGATTTACCATAATATATTCCACTTTAGTGAAGATCAATTTGATGAATATAGAGATTTAATATTACAAGATGCTAAACGCAAATTCAGATTAGGTCAAGTAACTGAAGAAGGTAACGATCCATTAGAGACAGGAAGATCGTATGGTACACCTCATGATTTAGCTTCATTATATGGTAAGAGCCGAATGGCATCTGATCCAGGAAATGTACCAGCAGGATATGGAGATGATGTTAAATTAGGTCGTCCTGAAGAAAAAGTATCAAATATTAATACTCAAGATAATGTGTTTGGTAGAGATAGATTAGGTAGAAAAGATATGAAAGTTGATGATCAACCTGGATACAATAGTAAATCGCTTAATGAAAACGCTCAAACTACGTATTTAAAGAATAAACAGTTTTTAACTGAAATTCAAAAAACACTAGTATTTCAAACCGATAAAGCAAAAGAGTCATTGCTTGACGAAAACCAGTTGCGAGATTAATATTCCCTTATATATTTATAATAAAAATAACTACTAAATGCTAATAAAACATTCTAAGTACAAAAACACAGGCATTTTATTTGAACTTCTAGTAAGAACTATTACGGCAGATACACTATCTGGTAAAAATTCAGAAGCAACTAATATTCTAAAGAAATACTTTAGTAAGACAGAATTGGGCCGTGAATATAAACTATACGATAGTTTACTTAAGCGCACTAATTTATCAGAAGGTAAAGCAGAAGTTATTATTAATACAGTTCTAGAAAGTGCCAAACAATTAAATCGTACTTCTCTTAAAAGACAAAAATATAATTTAATTAACGAAATTAAAAAACACTATAATTTAGAAGATTTTTTTAAATCTAAACTTCCTAATTATAAAGCCCAAGCGGCTATTTATACGTTAATTGAGGCATATAGTGATAATAAAAAACAATCTCATGAACAAATTATCACTAATAAATTGTCTTTATTAGAACATTTAACGTCAAATATAGTTAAATCTAAGGAAAGTACACCTAGTATTATGGATGAATTTAACCATAACGATAAAGACACCAGAATACTAACTTATAAAATATTATTAGAGAAATTTAACTCTAAATATTCCGACTTTAGTAATAACAAAAAATCCGTTCTTAAAGAATTTATTAACAGTGTAGATAACACAAACAAATTGAAAGAATTTTACAATTCTAAAATTAACGAAATTAAAGGTGAACTTGTTACATTGAATGCAAAAACCAAAAACCAAGTTACTAAAATCAAAATAAATGAAGTGTCTACACTTTTGGTTAAATTAGATAAAAACGACAAAGTAAATAATGATCACATAGTAAATTTACTTCAATATTGTGACTTACTAGAAGAACTCCAGCAAGTAAATGGAAAATAAAGAACCAACAGGATTTACCTCCACTCCATCCCCCCAAGACCCAGAAACTGGGCAAATTACTTGGGATGTTAAGTATAAAGCTGACTATGCATTAGTATATAAAAGATTTAAAGAACTTAATAAAGCACTTAAGGATTTCATAACATATGATGAGGTTAGAACTGATCCTAAATTAATGGAAGTAAGTAGATGGTTTAACACTTTATATAATACATTTAGAACTCACATCCGAAGAGAATATCCAAAACAATATAAACAACTTCAAACAATAGATGAAAATGTAGTTAAAGATCTTATACGAGGAAAATTAAAGGAAATGAGTGCTACTGGAGCGGGTGCTGGAGCAGGACATTTTGAACCTGGTGCTGGTGCTAATTACGCTACACCAAACGCCTTTAATCCAAATAAAAAAGCTAAAGGTGCTCAAAATGTATATTACTATAAATTAGGTTGGAAACCAGTTGATGCTGAAAAATTACATAAGCAAGTTAAAGGTATTGATCATAAAAATTTATGGAAAAAGAAATTAGAAGAAACTGAAGAATCTTCTCAATCATATGTTAACTCATTAAATCTACCTGACCCAGCATTAAAACAATTTGTTGAAACTCGAGTAACAGATTTTGATAAAATAGAAGATAAATTAAACACATTACTTCCATTATTAAAAAATGCAAAAACTGAAACTATGGAGTATTACAAAACTAATCCTAATTTTCAAGTTAAATATGGTACTGATTTAGCGGTAGATTACTTAGACGACTTAATAACACTATTTAAAGAAAAAAAATAAAATGGCACAGACACTTCAAGAACATTATAACTCAATTAAGAGTGGTAAGGGAAATAAAACTCAATTTTTAAGACAAGCGAGAGAAATGTTCCCTCAATATTTCAATCAATACTCAGATTTCGATACTACTACAGGTGTATTAAAATCTAAACAAATTATTAGTGAAGCAACAACTAATGTTGTTACTAAAGGATTTGATATTTACGATTGGAAAAAGATTTTAGCTGAAGAAGTTAAAGCCGAAGAAAAAGAAACATCTAAGGAAGTTAAAGACGCAAATAAAAATGCGTATCAACTATCAGACCTAAAAAATGCTGATAACGTTAACTTTAATGAAATCATGAAAGGATTTTATGCTGAGTTAAAAGATCCTAAAAACCACGATAAAACAAGTGAAGAAATTAAAGCTATGGTTGTTAAAAACTTAGCTAAAGATTGTTTACACTATACTAAAGATGGTATGTTTGGTGAAAAAGGTGTAGGATACGTTACTGAAGCTCCAGGTTTAGGTACTCCAAAAGAGGCTAAAGGCAAACATAAATCTTCAGGATATGGTGATATTGAAAAAGAAGTAAAAGTAAAAGCAAACGTTCAAGACTCATTAGGTGATAAAGAAGCAGAAACTTCAATGCCTAAAAAAGTTAAAGAAATGTCTGTAACACCTCAAAATTCGGCTGGTGTTAAGAAAATGAAAATGCCTGGTGCTGAAAAAACAATGAAATTACAAGAAGGTTTATCATTAGCTGAATTATTAAATGAAAATGAAGCAGTTTATGATCAAATAGCTGATTTAGAAAATGATTTAATGTTGGCTCAAAATGATGAACATAAAGCTGAAATCGAAGCTAAAATTAAAGCATTAGAAGCAGAATTATTAAGAGAATCTGAATTACGTTCTGTAATTAAATCAATGATTAAAGAATCATTAAATAAATAATATGAAACCATTACTTATAGAAGTTACCCCATTTGCTATATCACCACAGGCGCTTAACGAGTCTCGTGATAGAGTATCTGGTAACCCATTAGTTGAAGGTATATTAGCTACGTGTGAAGTGAAAAACGGAAACGGTAGATATTATCCAAAAGAGTTATGGGATCGTGAAATTGATAAATACAATGTTTTGGTTAGAGAAAATAGAGCATTAGGTGAATTAGATCACCCTGACTCTCAAATCATTAATTTAAAAAATGTATCTCATAACATCAAGAAAATTTGGTGGGACGGAGATAAAGTAATAGGTAAAATAGAAATCCTACCTACACCATCAGGAAACATTTTAAAATCACTTATTCAAAGTGGTATTAGTGTGGGTGTATCAAGTAGAGGAATGGGTAGCTTAAAGCAAGTAGGTGAAGTACTAGAAGTACAAGATGACTTTGAATTACTATGTTGGGATTTTGTTTCAACACCATCCAACCCAGGTTCATATATGACTCCATTAAACGAAGGAAAAACAACAACATTAAATCCATATAATAAAGTAAATTCTATTGTAACTGAAATACTTTGTTCGAATGGTGCTTGTCCAATATTTTAAATAAAATATAAATGAAAAAACAATTAAACGAAGAATTTAAAAGAATGCAGCTATTAGCTGGATTAATTACTGAAAGTGAATATAAAGAAAACACAAATGAAGGTGTTCGTGCGTATTTAGGTACTATGGTTAATAAACTTAAAAAACTTTTTACTGGTGAAAAAATGAAAAGAATTGGAGGTGTTGATGGTTTATACGACTATTATCAAGATGACGAAGGTAAAAAATGGATTGGTGTCCAAAGAGCAGAGTATCTTTCAGAACCAGGTTATAGACAATATTGGGTTCAAATATATGATATGAAAGATGAACAAACAATAAAAAAAGCAGCAGAAAATTTTAAAACACAAAATAAAGAATATTCTAGAACAGTAGCCGATCCTCATTCTGGTTCACAAGGTGATGGAGGAACATTTGCTTATAAAGGAGATTATTTCCCTGAACCTATTAAAGTAGTAAATAAAAGTACTTTTTAACCCCCCTTTAGATAGTATCTTTAGGCCCAAGCGTTCCCTTAAAAAAGGAGCGCTTTTACTTTCCTTTGTGTTTTTAGTATATTTGCATATATGTATATTAGAATGTGCCCA